GTGCATTAAATACAGTAACTAAATCTGTAACCGATTGCTTTAAACTGTTAAATCCTGTTTCTAGTTCCTCATACCTTACCATGTGCTTACTATCGCCCAATAACTCCAAATTACCGTTAGCCCTCAAATATACATAACCATTCTCACTATACAACCTTATACTACCAACTTCTGCAACTGCATCTTTATACACATACCCAACTATCACACTATTACCCATATCTGCCGTATTAGCATACACCGCTACCATTTCCCTAACTGGTGCGCTGTCAACTCCATACGGTAGTGCCTGTGGTATCTCCCTAGCTTTTTTAAATAGCGATACCTGTACTATTCGCCTAGTACCCCTAATTACGCTACCTAGTACATTTGCTAAGAACATTATCCAAATATATTTTTAGGCTCACCATCTGTAAACACATCAGGTAAGCAACAATTCAAAGTTAGTATTTGTTTTTCAGCATCACCGCTATATGTTGCCTCACGTATAAAAAATAATGTTTTTGTAAATAGAAAACAGTTAGGACTAATTACATTTACCATGTTATTAACCTTTGCTAATGTCTTTCCAAAATACCAGCTATTAGTTTCAATAGATAAAGATATATTTTTTAATTCTTCTGATAAAATATTTCTTGCCGTAATTGGTACATCGCCTCCTGTACTTGCAGATTGTACGCTTACATTAGGTCTATAAACCGATTGCACGTAGGGGTTAGGAATAGTAGCATCTACTACCTGTTGCACATCAACCACATCGCTTTGCTTTACAACCGATATAGTGCTGTGCATGTTTTGACCGTTGGTAACTAGCTTTATTTTAGTATTTGGATTAGTGCCATTAAATGTAAATACTGGCTCATAAGTAACCGCTACTACTATCCTTTGTGCGTTATAGTCTGCCGCACCGTCTATGTCTGCCGCCACTGGTGTAACTGTAACCGTAGTTAGTGTATCATCTGTAGTTGTTTCGCTGCCTACTCTAGCCTTTGTATATCTTACGTTTCCAAATTCATCATGTGTAAGGATAACGTGTTTCTGACTGGCTATTTTTGCTAAAAAGTCCTTTATACTTTGTGTTTCTTTAGCCTCAACATTTGCGTAATTTATATTTACATATTGCGCTATTAGTGGGTCTATAACCAACTTCAAATCAAATGGTTCTATTAACTTTTCTGTAATCTCTTTAAGGTTAGATGTAAACCATTGTTGTGGCTCTTCTAGTGGTATTTGGCAATCTTCTAATACACCTGTACGGCTATACCCTGACAATGTTATAAGTGTAGGTTCGGGGCTATCCTCATACTCAATATTTAATACCGTACCTGTTAGCAATCTACTGCCACCATCGCTGATAACTATTCGCTGATAACCTAACGGCTTATATATGCGTCTATGCGTGGCATTGTTAGGATTGTATAATACCGAAAATTGAAAATCAGATACAAGGCTATCATACCTTACTGTTAGTCTAAGGTTTGTGTATGTATCAATAACAACATCTTCAATCTTAATTTGCATTTTCGTAGTATGTGATTAACCTATCTCTTGGTATTATAAATATCTCGCTTAATCCTATCATGTTAGCATCTAACAACTCATTCAAAAACTCATCTGTAGGGTCTGCACCGTATAGCCTTTGTGTTAGGTTAATCGGGTCTGTATCTTCTTCTAATCTAAATGTAACCTGTAGCCTGCCGTCTGCCGCAACATTATAAAGATTATTTATAGCAAAGGTAATCAATTCCGTAATACCTGACACGCTATCATAATCGGGTATATACCCATCGGCACTACCACCTGTAGCAGTTTGTAAGCTATCAAGATTAATTATATAGCCGTTATACGCATTTGCAAGTATATCGGCTATGGCAATCGCATCGGGTCTATTCCTGTAACTGCCATCGGTATTAGTTACCGTAGTCTTAGCCATTGCGGTAATTATAGCCCCTACATTTGTTTCATACTGCCGCTTTTGTTTCCTGTTAAGTATAGTATCTAAACTTCTATTTAATGTATTGATTTGCTGTAAAAATAGCATCATTCTAGCCTTTACAGTTTGAGCAAAGTTATAAGGGGCTTCAATCATTCTTTGTGCTAATCTTACTGCTGCTGCTGGCTTTGCTATAAGATTGTTAAGCCCTGTATTGGCTGCCGTAAAAGCATTAAAGTACACCTGTGCATCTAATGTAGTTCCTACGCCATTTACGCCATCATTATACATCTTTGATAGATTACCCTTATACTCTTGCACATCGGCTAATGTTGGGGTCTGTATATCCACTGCATACGTATCGGCTTGCAACTTATCAATAGCAAGTTTATCCGCTACTATCTTACTTTGTGCATCTTTTTTAGTTGGTTTTTTACCTATAACCGTTGCAATCATTACCCCTGTAATATGGCTAACATTATAGTCTTTATTGTCGTATGTTAGTTCTAATGGCTGTACAAACAGTGTGCCGTACATGGGGTGCTGAACTGTCCAATACTTTGGATTACGTGCCGATTGTTTAAACCGTTCCATCAAATCCAAATGATTATCACCATCAAAAAATACATCTAATGAATACCGCTCACCCTTTACATTCTTACGCTCAACTACTGTACCTGCTACGTTTGGAAATTCAAATAACGACATATTAAACGCCTGCTGAATTTGAGTAGGTATGTACTTCGGTCGGTATTCTGCACCGTCACCCATTTTAATAACGTATGGCTGTGCCATCTTTTCAATCCAACTCATATTCTAGCTAATTGTTTTGCCGCCTCATTAATAAATATTTGTTCTACTCTTTTACTGCTTTGTTCTGCCGCCTTGCCCATAAAATGCGTAGCTGGTGGCTTTACTTGCCTATTATTTTTTTCGCTATAAACTGCCGTCTTACCTATTACAGTATTTTTGCCTTTACGCATTACTTTGTTTACTAAATATATCGTTCTCGCCCCACTACTATTTTTAATATTACCCCTCACTAATCCCCCTTTACCTGCATGAATTGCAGATTTAACAAACTTTTGTTTATCATTTTTACCGCTTGCCTTATCGCTATCAATCATCCTATCAAGTGCCGATATTCTTAGGTCTTTTCTTACTCCTTTATGCCATGATTTTGCAGACCTTGCACCCTTTAACGCTACGTAATCTCTACCGCCTATTTTGCCCCCAAACTCTTGCTGCTTTAAGTCATCTACCGCCCTACCTTTATCATTCGGTAATTGCTTGAAACCTGCTGCTGACTTCATTTGTGATATGTCGCTACCCTTTGCAAATACTACTGTACTAGCTGCTTTAAAGAACTGTGGCTTACGTTGTATAAATGTACGCTTTGCACTTTTTGGCATGGTGTTTTGTTTCACATCTAATGCCGCCTTACTCAATGTGTTTCTTATAGCATTTGGTAACGCTGATTTACGCATACGTTCTAGCCTTGCCGTATATGTTACAACTTCGCTACTATTGATATTTAGAAATACATTCATTATGTTTGCACAAAACTAAACTAAAAATGAAACACACACTATTTGCAATCGCTTTAATCTCTTTTGTTTCTTGTGGCAAACAGCCTGCTTGCCCTCCTGTTAATCCACCTGTACCTCCTAAAATAAATAGTGGGTGTTGGGTTGGTAACAACGGTGCTTTTATTTGCTTTACTGATAGTCTTTTTTCAAAAACAAATCAGTTTTTCACTCCTTATGCTATTACTGACGATAGCGTTTACTTTCTATTTAACAACACTGTTAGGGTAGCTGATTTTGGGTATGAGTTTAAAAACGACACTTTAATAGTATATCCTGTAAACCCATACCCAAACGCACCTTTTAAGTACTGGCGTTAGTCTATTCTATTTCAAAAGTTACTGATATTTGAAATATATTATTATCGACTCCTGCTGTAAAGTTTGCTTGGTCTAGTCTTTTAATGCTTAAAAAAGTAGATGCGAATTCACACACTAAAGCAGAAGAAATATCACCTATACCGCATACTTGCGTTGGTGTAATTTTTAAGTTAGTGCTTAAAAATGGAAGAGATATAAGAAACTGATTAAATGTTCCGCTTATAGTAACTTCATCTATGATGAGCTGATACTGTATAGTATTACCTGTTCTCATGTATTTATTCAGTACTACATCAGTGGGGGCTACTGTTATTGTACCTCCTACCCCTGTAAATGTTGTACCTGTTACCGCCTTCCACTTATTCACATAAATAACATTCGCAAAATTCGCAATACCTGTACCGCTTGTACCGCATGCAATTTGTAATGTTTGTACGCCATTAGTATATAATACTGGGCTAAATACCGTAACTATATCAACTAACGCACCGCCACATGGCGAACCCGCATTACCTTGTATATAATATAACTCTCCATCATACAAAGCAAAACCACTATCCGACCTAGTAGCACAACCCCATAAAATATACACCTTTGTAGGGTCATACGCACCACCAATTAAACTAACAACTATCTGTGCTGCATGGTTTCCTATAACCTTGCTCAAAGCCTCTGTTAACTGAAATCCATTAGTAGAATTATCGGCTAAACTGTTAAGCGTTATACCTGCGCTGTCTGCCAACTTTTGAAAAAACTGTTGCAAATCTGCATTACTCTTACGGTCTATAATCGTACCGCTTGGATTGTCCTTAATATCTCCGTAAGGATATGCACCACCTACCGCAACTACTGTACCGTTATAATCTGTTATTTTACGTGCCATAATATTATATATAGTTTACAAATGCGAACGCCACCGTTTGCGCTGGCTTTAATTTTAATACTAATTCCCTAAATTCAATTTCCCTATCTGCATCTACATTAGCAAAGGTAGTAATTGTGCTGCCTGCAATGTAAAATGTACTGCGATAATTTGCACCAAAATCAAAAGTGGCATCCCTTACCGCTTCTAAATTATTTGCTATAATTGTAATACCCTCATCTATCCACCCACTGCCATAAGCAGTTTCGCCATAACTAATATCACCGTAAATTGCTAACCCTATCGGAATACCTAATATATCGCTAGGTGTTTTGGTTTCCATTACCGCAGGCGAACCAACTAAAAACCTATTCTCATATAGTCGTACATCAAAACCTGCCAACCTTAACTGAAATTCAATAAATAGATAGTGCTGCCTTGCTGGCTGTCCGTTAGGGTGTGCCATCTTGCGATATATAGCTAACTTTCTATCAGTCAATGATACGGTACTATTGGTAATCATACCTAATCTACGTTCCCAATCTGTTGCATCTTGTGCCGTAAAATTAGCATTGTCAGGTATAATGCTATCCAATATACTTACGCCATCACTTGCCGCCCTTGCTAATGACAAACTAAGTGCATCGGTCAACTTCCAAAACGTACCGAGATAGGGCAATTTAAACGCCCTACCTCTCGGATATAGTAACCTTAATAACCTAAATATTCTATCTCCCATTATACGTAAGTTATTGTGTCAAGATATGGAATTTCGCCATTATCAAATTGATAGCTTGACATTATGACACCATCAACACGCATCGTAATAGTGCCAAAACTACTACCTGCCAACGCTGATAATACTATCGCACCTATCCTATTAGTATCAAATATATCGTTCCTCTCTGCCACAATGTCAATGCCTGCAATAAACGGTCTAACATCATATAAAGCCTCTGTAATAGCTGCTAATATAGTAGCTTGCTTACCTGCCGTAAGGTCTGCAAATGACGCAATATTAATATCTATCTCACGCAATACAATAGGATAAACATTTACTAAAAATACGCCTAATGGTCTACGTGAACGCTCGGCAAGTGTTAGGGTTACATCGGGGCTGGCTTCAATCACATCTTCTACATCTGTTAATATTGCTGATGTTGGTGTACCCCTACCGTCTGTACTATCTGCAATGGTAGCCTCAACATATATATCTACTTCGTTATTATTACCACTACTTGCATAGGGGTATATTTCTCTTGTACCTTGTGCATCATATCCCCATAATCTATAATCACCCTTACTGCCGCCCTGTGGCTCAATCCTATACGCCTGTATTATCTTAGTCCTGTACTCTTCAACCGTTTCCGCTGCCTGTGGTATAACTGTTTCTGTAGCTACTGTAATACCCCTATTAACATCATTAATTGGGCTTGTAGCTGTCAGTGTATTACCAACTACTAACCTACTTTCACTGCCTGCCGTTAATGCACGTATTGTTATCGTTCCTGTGCCTGCTGGCATAGTGTAGGCATTATCTAGGATAAACAAAAAACCCGCATTTAAAGCGTTGCTATCGCTTTTAAATGTTGTGCCTGCTGGTATCACTGCTGCCGTTGTGCCTGTTACCGTAGCTGTATATTGCGCTTGTGTAGCTGGGAAACGCCTACGACCTAATTTAAGCAATCCAAACCTATCAAGCGTACCGCCTTTCTCTTCGGGGTCTGCTAAGTCAGGTGCTACATTCTTTTGCACAAAACCAATAGATAAATATACTAGCTTTAACGCACCTGCATAAACCAATGCAAGTATTCTTAGTAACACCCTGCCAAATGTAGATAATGTAATACCTAACTTATTTTCTAAGTCTAGTACTATCTCATCATATATCTGTTGTTTTGTTTTTATCGTTGCCATTATTATAAGTTAGGTTGCCACATTAAAAATACTTCCTCTCCATTGATATTAACACTCATGTCTATTCTGTTCGTCTGCGGTATGCTACTGCTAACTACTACGGTAGTACTTGCAATCTGTTCTGTAAGGTATGCCAAATCATTACTAACCGACCTTTCTATCACTGGTCTGCCTGAACTACTTAACGGTGTTACTCTTAACGTTTCTTCTGTAGTAGCTGTATGCTGTTGCCCTACATCTTCGGGTAATAGTGCATTACCCCACCAATCAGCCCCACCAAAGCATGATAAGTACGGCATGTTGGTAATACCCTCAACCGTATTTATATCGCTGCCATTTAGCCTTATTTCGCCACCGTTACCACTTTCAAATATTTCTATGTCCGTCATAAGTTACCCCCCATCATTGTAGTAGTTCCTTTAACCGCTATACCTGCCGTTGCCGCTACATTAACATTGCTCGGCATATTGTTGTAAGATAACTCAATCTTTTCTTTTTTGCTGCTTTCTTGTATTCTTTCATACAATGTATTTTGCTCTGTAACCTTGCTGCTAACTGCTGGCATGGTTGCCCCTTCTTTTTCAGGTGTATATGTACCCATATTGGTGCGGAATACCTCAATAGCCATCTCGCCATTCTTAGCCCAATCAGCCCCTGTTATCTTGGCTATAATTGATAGTATTGCCTGTAGTGGGGCTAATACCACATCTAATAACACCTTTCCAATCTCTTTTATAGCACCCAATATACCACCAACCTTAAAAGCCTCTCTAACTTTATCCCAATGTTGCACCAATTTAACAATAATGTATATTAGTGCCGCAATACCTGCAATAATCCAAATAACTGGGAAACCGTAAAAAGCAGTATTTAATAACCATTGTGCCGCCTCCGCTATTCCTGATGCTATAGCCAATGCATATAACCCCCCTTCAGTAGCAAGTAAAGATGTGGCATATGTGCCATTTGTTATAGTTGCTATGCCTGCCGCAATTTCATAGGCAAATGTCCATGCTGCCGCTGCCTTAGACACCAATGATATACCCCATATAGCCGCCTTAACACCTATTAAGATACCCAATAATGGTACAGCTATATCTAATATCCATCCCATGTTATCAGCAAGCCAACCTAAAAAACCGCTTGCCATTTGCAAACCTGTACTTGTTTCATTTAATGTAGTTATATATGTAACAAATGTATTTACAGTTTCGTCTATTTTATTCCTTAGCGTATTAGTATTTTCTTTCGCCATTCGGGTAGACTCACCTACTGAATCAACCTTACTAATGTAGTCAGGCAATAAAGACGCATTTTGAAGTAATCCAGTTGCTAATGCAAGGTTTTCTTTACCAAATACTTGCATTACAGCAGATGTGTCACCCGATATTTTAGATAACTCTTTAAGCCTTTCCGCAAAGGGAACTGATGTATTAGATACTTTGTTTACATCTACACCGTATTGCCTCATTACTTCAAGAGCTTTAGGGGTTATTGCCCCCTCACCCTTAGCCATTTCGGAAAGTATATTTCTTAGTTTAGTACCCGCCTCTGCACCCTTCTCAAACTTACTCACCAACTCAATAGCAGCAATAGACTCAAGAGGACTTACATTTATGTTTGCTGCAACTGTACCAAATTTCTTTAAAGCCTCCTGAGTATCATTAATTTCACTACTACCAGCAACACTACCAGCAGCAAGCATTTCCACTAACTTCCCTGCACTTTCAGCACCTTTGCCGTATTGATTTAATATGTCAGTTACCGCATTACCTGCCGCCTCTGTTTCCATCCTTGCCGCCTTGCCTAATAATATACTTGCCTTAGTAACGTCTGATAAGTCCTTTGCATTATCTAACAATTCAGGCATGTTATTAGCTATCGAACCAAACGCCTTTACTACATCTACGGAACTTTTTTTACTTTCTTTTGCTACCTCCGCAATCTGCAATTTAAAGCCCTCAAATTGCTCACCTGTTGCACCCGTTAACGCTTTTAAATTAGCTAACTCATCCTCATAATCAAGTATAGATGTAGCACTAAATGTAATAGCTTCTGCCGCAGTAGCTACCGTAGCTATGCCTTTTGCATAATCAACTACCTCATTTGTCTTTTCACCAAACGAAGGTAACATTTTATTAAACGCCCTATCTGCCCTTGCAGCAGCTACCTCAGCATTACGTGCAAAACCACTAACAGAACTATTCATATTCTTGAATGGTGCTGTTAGCCTGTCAACTGCCGTAAATATCGCTGGTATGGTTAATGCTGCTATGTTCATTTACTTCTTTTTTGTTTGTGCTTTTATTTCATCATTAACCGCCACAATATCCTCATACCAATAATATAGCCCCCGAAAATCCCAATTATCTAAAAAAAGCCCACCTATTACGGCAGGCTTCCAATGATGCTCTCTGACTACTGTCTTTATAGCGTTGTTTATGTCTTCGGGGTTTATTGAAAAAAAGATAAAATAACACTTGGCACTTCCAAGTCTTTCATATCTAATTTCTTAGCCAATGCCACCGATATACCTGTTGCACTCGAAATCATAATACAAGTTGTCGTAAATGCGTCTGCGCTACTCTCTAACTTACCCTTTGAAATTAAACCGTCTACTTTAATCCTATTAGCATATACCAACTCTTCATAATTTGGTAGTGGCTCTTCAAGTTTTTGAACTGGGTTACCTTGCTCATTAAACCTAACCTCACCATACATTACCATTTCAATTAGCTTGTTAATCTGCTCCGTTTTACCATCACGCTTACGTGGTGCAATACGCATAGTTTCAAGCCATTTACTTACCTCTTCTGTTGCTGTGTCTTTGTTAATTTGTGTGTTCATATACTTAATTATAGTTTGATTAATTGACCTGCACCTGACATTTTAATTGTCATAGTAGCAGTATTGGTAGCGTCTTGGATATCGCCAACAAACGTACCTGTAGCACCCATTGTAACGCCCGATGCAAAGGTATAAGTAAAGTTAGCTTCTAGTGGACTAGCTGCCACCGCTACTATCTTCTGCATATCCTCAGCTACATTATCATCACTTGATATAGTAGCCTCAAACATCCAACGAAAACGATTTTTAATAATGATGTTTTGACCGCCACCATCTAAGCCGTTAGTATCGTCATTGTTACGGAAACCACCCAAATCACGAGTAGCATCTTCATTACTTTTAGCACGTAGAGAAAATACCCCTACCGTATCATGTGCTACCGATATATCGACAATATCACCACCTATTACTGCCATTGTATAATTATTTTATAGTTTGTATTATTCTCCGAAATATGAATTAGCAAATGCCATTGTACTTGATATGTTAGCTACACCTGTACGCTCATAAGCAAACTCGGTATCTAAACGATTTGGATTAGTAGAATTTACTACAACTGTAGTATTTTCTATCATGTAGCTAGCCCTTGCAATCAACGCCCTGCGCTCAAACTCATTCGCTAATGCTGCAAGTAGTTGTTTCCATTTTTTAGGGGTAATAGTATTACCTACCGCTACCTGCGCTCCATCGCTAGTTATAACCTTGTCAACTACATATAGCAATTCTCTAAGGTAGTAAGCATAACGGATATTCCAATCAACAAACAAATCACGTACAAATCTAAACTTAGGGTCTGCATCGCCTATAGGTCTGTAAGTCGTTACCATGTCTTGTATCTGATAAACACCTGCAACCAAATCAACTGTAGAACAACCTAATTTAACGATTGCATCACGGTCATTATATTCACTCATCACACCTATAACACCGTCTGAAGGTACTGGCATATCAGGGTAATTTAACCCACCTGCACCAATATGCGGATTGCTTTGCGCTATTGGTGCATACAATGCTACCATGTTTGCAGCGGCTTCAAAATCAAACCCTTTACTATTTGGTGCTGGTGAAATTGCTATTGTGCAATTATTACGCCTTGCACTTGTAAGGCTTGACGGATTAGCCAATGTGCTACCTGTAAATACTGTAGCTGGGCGCATTATAATACCTGTATAGCGACCTGTTGGGGCTGTCTGTGAAGGTATGCCGTTCCATGTTTCAAACGCTGACAATGTAGTGCTATCGCTGCCTATTGCATTGATAATCATATTATCCCAACGATTGCCAATTATCGCAAGTGCTGCCGTTACTGATGGTGTGCCGCTTGCTGCCGTTGTTTGTGCTACTGCATACGTTATACCTGCCGCATCTCCGTTTGTATCTACGCTCAATTCAAATGCTGATGACAAACCACGCCACTTAGCAGTAAGATTACACAAAGTAACTGGGCTATCTAACGCTGCGTTTACTGGTACATTCAAAGAACTGCCAATCATATCAAATATCTTTGCTGATATGTCTGCTGGCGTATCTCCTGTTTCAATATTTATATCATAACGTACATCTGTAGCCCTTCTACCTGCAATAACAATAGTATGTGTTACATTGCCTGTAGCCGTTCCTGTTGGTGTGATTGACTTAATGTTGTTTGCACTACCTGCCGCCTTTTCAATAGGGTAAACTATTGTAGGAATACCACCAACACCGCCATTTTGAGGGCGCAAAATTGACATTATGCGATGTGCTGGCGAACCATAACCAAACAAATCACCTGCCTGCTGTGCCGATGTTACAGTATAAGGTATTGTAAAATCAAAACCGCTTTCGTTAGCGTCATTTATTTGGCTTAATATGGCTATTGATATTGGCAAGTTAGCAGATGTGGTAGCTTTATTGCCTGCACTAACATTATAGCCGACTACTCTACTTAACCTTTCTGCTCCTACTCCTATATTTGACATAATTATTTGCTTTGGGTGTAAATTTACCCACCTATAACGCCATTACTACACATTATGCCGACATTATCGGTAAATTTATTTAATCATGTTACAGTAGTCTATCCAACTAAACTCTTTACCCTTTTTCATCTTAACCCCAAATATATACACTGCTATATCCCTTACGGCTATGTTATATATCCTACAATCTAGCATGTGGTTAGCTACTTTGCTGTGCTTTTTTTGCCATTTACTAACCGTTTCACCTACACTATTTACCGATATAATGCACTCTTCCGCCTCGAAATGGTCAAAGAAATTAGCTTTATTGTAAATTCCATCATTAGATATTTGGGGAAAATTCATAAAGCCTATCGGCTGACTATCCTCTGACTTATCCCACTTTAAAGCCATATACTCACTGTTTATGTCCTTAATAGCGTTTACTTCCAATATCCACATATCGGAACGGCTTGCACCACGCTTAAACAGTGCCACATCTGCCGCTTTACGCTTAAATTTACTTTCGGTATCTCCTTTTATACCTAAAATATAATGGTTTGTCCTATCCATAAACTCGTAAGCATAAGTAGTAAAGTTAGATGTATCTAATCCGCTTACTACTATTTTCATTTGCCTACCTGTATCTACCTGCCATATCGTATCTAATACCTTTTCATATTGTTTCCATACGCTGTTTTCCTTTCCATATTCATAACTCATCTTAGGTCTATCCTTATTGGCGCTGTCCCCACGCTGAAACGTACCAATACTGCCATGTATAACGCTCCAACTTGCACCCAACCTATCCCATGCAACTACTTCATAGTCAAGCCTTGCATCGTCTACCATGCCGTTTAAGTCCGCACTGCATGTTAACATAACTATATCACCATTGCCATACTGCTTACTAAGGCTTTCGGGAATAATACCCGATGGATAGTCTTGCCTATTGCGCTGTATGTTCTTACTACTTGTTTCTATAGCCTCACCTTCGTAACATTCGCCTAGTACAGTATTTGCAAATACTTGATATTCTCGCTCATCTCGCTTATCTCCTTCGGGGTGTGCCTTAATCCAATCTCTTACACTATGTTTCCAATCAAACATCCATAAAGGGGCGTATAATGACGATATATGATAGCTGTAATATTGCGGTCTTTGCGCTTTTGCTGTTGGCTGCCATATACCACCATTTAAAAAATCATATTTATTTTTATCACTAAACCAACCGCCACACTTATAGCAACAATAACCTACGCTTTTTTCATCTAACTCTCCGCTTATAGGGTCTACATCCCACGTTATACCGCCCCTATTATTTGCCACCTCACCTGTCAATGGGTTAATAATTTCGCCCTCTCTTATATCCCACTTTATCAATATAGGTTCATGGCAACATTGGCACTCTATGTAGTAGTGCCGCCTATCACCTTCAAGATATGCAGGTAGTATAAGCGACTTATGTTTTTCCATTGGCGTACTTATAAGAAACATCTTATAACTATCCTTATACGCTGCCGCACGTTTCTCAATTAATTTTAATAAATTACCACTTGTTTTACTTTCGCCTTTCATCTGGTCTAAGTCATCAAGTAATATATATTGCAAATCTACCTGAGCAATATTTTTATGATTGTTTGCACTACCTATTGATACATAACCGCCTGCAAAATCCTTCTTAGTATCGGTATCGCCTGTTTTCCTATTTGCCCTACGTGCTGATTGTGAACGTATGTAACTAGCTATGCCTGCACTATCAATCATCTTATCTACACGTTCACTTGCCTTTGGTATAAGGTCGGGGCTACCTACCATAAGGTAACTATTAGCAGGGTTATTAACAATCATCCAACCAATAGCAGGTACTAGCACTGTGGTACTAAATCCAATCTGCGCACCTTTCATTACCGCCACTACCCTAGCATCATCATAAGGTGAAAACCTATTTATAATTTCCTTTGTATATGGTGTTTGGCTGTACCGTAATGCTCCCGGTCTTGGCTTATCCATTATCATATTAGCCTCTGCCCAATCAGCAGGTAAGATAGTGGATATCTGCGCATTACCTTGCGTTAATATCCGTTCTAATTGCGGTAAATAAAGTAGGTTGTTATCGTTAAGCATAATTACATTCTTTGCCCTACCCCTCTCTTTTCGGAATAGTCATTAATTACATCTTCAATAGACTTGACTGTTAAATTGGTAGCCTTAGTAACTGCATCATTCCTTAGCCTTATCCACTCACCACGTAAGTAAGCGGTATCACTCGGTGCAATGTCATACTTATGTGCCATTGCTAACAATAACTCTTCATCTGCATTTTTTTGCTCCTGTAAAATAAAATGATTGTGTTGTTTTACTATTGGTATTAATGGCTCTGACGGCACAACTACGCCCATCTTTTTTTCAATGTCTATTTTGTTTTTTTCAATATCTGTTTTTAGCTTTTCGCCTTGCAGATATTTATATAACATTTCTAATTGCTGGTAATCCATACCCTCAATCATTTGCATAGCTGTGCTAACTTCACCTTCCGTTATCCCATCGGGTAGCTGCATGCTTGCCTTTGGTTGTTGTGGTGCTACATTGCCACGAGGTACGCTAATCTTTTCGGCTTTTGGCTTTATAGGTTCTGGTGTGCTGCTAATTGGGTTTGGTTCTTTGCCCATTAACTTTTTCTGAATGTAGATTTGATTCTTTGGATTGCTCGTATCAATCATACCATCATCGTTAACTATAACCTTCCCCCTGCTAATATCTACGGAAA